ATGCAAAAACCACTTCCCATTACGGCCGATGACGGGACGACCCGTTTGCTTTCCCCCCGCCCCGGCGGCGGTAAGCTACTGGTGAGCGCCTGCCTGATGGGGTTCCAGGTACGCTATAACGGCAGCGACAAGGCGCAGCTGGCCGAGACTCTGGCGCGCTGGCAGCGCGAAAACCGGCTGGTTATCCACTGCCCCGAGCTGGCCGCCGGGCTACCGGTGCCGAGACTGCCGGCGGAAATTGTCGACTCTCAGGGCGCGGAGGTGATGCAAAATCGCGGGCGCATCGTGGAAAGCGACGGCCACGACGTCACCGCGCACTATCAGCTGGCCGCCTGGCTGGCGCTGAAGGCCGCACGGGAGGAGGGCTGCGAGGCGGCGCTGCTCACCGATGGCAGCCCGACCTGCGGCAGCCAGTTTATCTACGACGGCTCCTTTAGCGGGCAGCGCAAACCCGGCTCCGGCGTGGCGGCCGCCCTTCTGCGCGAACAGGGTATTACGGTTTTTTCCGACGGGCAGATCCCGCAGCTGCTTGCCTGGATGCAACGGATGGAGAATAGCGATGATTCAATGTAAACGCGTCTACGATCCGGCCGACGCCGGCGACGGCTATCGCGTGCTGGTCGACAGGCTTTGGCCTCGGGGGATTAAAAAAGAGGCGCTGCGCTACGATGAGTGGTGCAAAACCCTGACGCCGTCCGCGGAGCTGCGCAAGGCCCTGCACGGCGAAGCTATCGACTTCGCCAGCTTCCGCGAGCAGTATTGCCGGGAGCTGGAAAGCCATCGTGACGAGGGGCTACGCCTGGCCACGCTGGCTCACCGGCAGCCGCTAACGCTGATCTACGCCGCAAAAGATACCCGGCAAAACCACGCGCTGGTGCTGGCCGAGTGGCTGGAAAACCTGCCGGTCGGCGAGGTTACGCCTTAGCAGGATGATCCCGGCGCCACAGCTCCCATTCATCGAGGGTTTCACCGCCGGGCAGCCTGCAGTCGCTACGCACGCCCTGCGGCGTCTGTACTGGTATCAGCTTACCGCCCTTCTCGCCGCAGTAGACCGAGGCCGGGTTCGCCATGCCGATTGACTTCGGCGGCGGCGGTGCATCCGGCGGCGTTGTCGGCTTCGCGCATCCGGCCAGCGCCAGCGGCAGTAGTATTGTCATCCACTTCATTTTGACTCCTTCTCTTGACCAGAGCCGCGATGAGGGCCCTGATTCTTCACGATTTCTCCATTTTAACTACACTTTTGCGCCGTAGAGTAGCCCTTGTTCTCGAATTGACCAGAGAACAGATCATTCCATAATCAATGAGTTTTTCCCCGTCGCCCCCGACGGGGCTTTTTTTTGGGATTTAATAAATTGAAATAAAAGGATTTATTTCAAAAATGTCCACATATCGACCACATTGACAAGAATAGCCCCCTTTCCAGGGGACTATTTTTATACCGCAAGACTAAGTTGACTGTTCCCGTAATGAGAAGCCGGGAAAGCGTCGCCGGGGATAAATCCTGGAGGCAAAGGATCTACGCTGGTTGAGCGCTTCGTTACTCTGCGCTCTACGGTGTTAAGTGTCGTGAATGACTCGCTGCATTCAAGATTCTGGCATTGATGATATTGCCGGATGGTGAACTCGCTTAACCGGCGGCTGGTGCGGGTGCGGGCGTTTGCGCCGCAGTAGGGACAAACAAACATGATGATCTCCCATAGGGAGTTGAACTCACACCTATTATGGCTGCTACTGTTCAGTTTCTGCAATCCAGTCGCTTATTTTCGCCTCAAGCTCCATTTTCGTGATAAATCCGTTATCGCCGATCACATGTTCCGCTCTGGCAATTATCCAATCCTGAGTATCGATTTCAGGCTTAAAGCCCGACACGGTCAGATGCATACCCGGGTATAAATCGGCGCGGCCGCGTGCCAGGGTTATCGAAAACTGTGCTGCGCCTTTCTGGAGCTGTATCCATTTTGCCGCAGCTGCGCGCCTGGCCGCCGTTTCGTTCTGATAGGTTTTACGCAAAACATACACGTTACCTTCAGCGCCCTCCATATAATCCCCCTCCGGCCGGCTGCTTTTCTCCTCAGCCTTTTTTCTGGCAGTATTTGTTTTGCGCTTAGTGACCTTGACCGGTTTTTTCTTACCGAAATTAAGATCCAACCAGTACGCCCGCACGCCGGTGTAAGCATCACGATCGGCAATGCGGAACCTGTGACGATCTCCGCTGGCACGGGTTATCTCAGCCGATGGCAACGCCCTACCGGATGCACTGACGCCGCCCCCAGGCAGGATAAACAGCAGACAGCCATTTTTCACGGTGGCAATGGCGCCCAACATCTCCGCCATGCGCGTTAAAAACGACATGTCACTCTCTTCGGTCTGATCCGCATGGTCGATCTCAATGTCGATCAGAGCCTCGCTAATCATCGGCTTCAGGTCATAACGCCGGGCTATGGCCGATACCACCCGCTCTACCGTCACATCATGCCAGGACACCTCCCGCCTGACGTTCATCTCTTCGCGAAAATCAGCGCTGTGCGCGGTGATGTCGATAACATCCGGCGGCCCGCTATGCCCCACCTCGTCAACGGTGTAGAGACCTTTGTAGATCAATGCCTCACCCAGCCAGCCGATGGACACCGCCAGCTCCGCACCACGTGGGGGTAAATCCGTTACTCCATCAGAGTCATCTACTGACAGGGTTAGCTGGTCAGCATCAAAACCGTTGTTATCTGTCACAGATAGCGAGGTGATGCGGTCGGCCAGTTCGGTCAGGGCGACCCCACCCAACGTGATACTAAAATCCGGTGTCTTTACGACCTCACTTAATTTTTCTAAATACCCTTCGGCTGCTGTTGTTAGCGTGTCTGCTATCGACATAACTCCCCCGTTTTTTGCTGATGATTCCATGCCCGCGCGCGGGGCTGAATCCCTTTTTGTTGTCAGCGAACGGGCAGACCGGCAACCAGGCGACGCCAGCAGACTTAACGTTGAATATTGCCCTGAACTCAAAGAGCAACATGATGGTGAACTTATGTCTGAAACTCGTTTTCACGGCGTCCGCTCTCGCGAAAATACCGACCTACAGCAGGCAATCAATGACATTGATTCCAGCGTAATCGGTATTGTTGCGGTTGCTGATGACGCCGATCCGGAAACCTTCCCGCTCAATACGCCGGTTCTGCTGACACGGGTGCGTAACGTCCTCGGAAAAGCAGGTAAAACCGGGTCACTTTACAAAACCCTCAAAGCCATTTCCGATCAATGCAGTCCGCGTGTTGTGATTGTCCGGGTGGAAGAGGCTTCCGGTAACGGCCCCAGCCAGTCTCAGGCCGTTATTGGCGGAACAGATGGCGACAGCTACACGGGAATGTATGCCCTGCTGACAGCGGAAGCCAAAACCGGCTATCGGCCGCGCATCCTGGCGGTGCCGGACTACGACACCGAGGAAGTGACGTCACAGCTTTGCGTGATTGCCCAGAACCTGCGGGCTTTTGTTTATGCCGGTTGTAACGGCTGCGCGACCATGGCGGAGGCTATCGCTTATCGCAAAACCTTCGCTTACCGCGAGCTTATGCTTATCTGGCCGGACTTTATTGCTTACAACCCCCTGACGGATGATAACGAAACGTTTCCCGCCCCGGCTTACGCCTGCGGACTGCGCGCCGCTATTGATAACAGCCAGGGCTGGCACAAATCACTGTCCAACGTTGTAGTGAATAACGTTCTGGGTATTTCGAAAGATGTGTTCTGGGCATTGCAGGCAGAAGACAGCGACGCCAACGAGCTGAACAACAACGAAATCACAACGCTTATCAAGCGTGACGGTTTCCGCTTCTGGGGTAACCGCACCACGGACACCGAAACCTACACTTTCGAGGTGTTCACCCGTACCGCGCAGATCCTGGCGGACAGCATTGCGGAGGCGCAATTTACCTCTGTTGACAGCCCGCTCACTCCTGCCAACGTGAAAGATGTGGTAAGCGGTATCCGCTCTGCTCTCAGCAAAAAAGTCACTGCCGGCCAGCTTATCGGTGCTGACTGCTGGTTTGATACGCTGGACAACGGCACCAGGGATTTACGCCAGGGAAAACTGATTGTGCGCTATAGCTACAGTCCGGTCCCACCACTTGAAGATCTGACGCTATACCAGACCTTTACTGATGATTTTTACGAACCGGCGTTCGCGTCGCTCGGGGGTGAATAATGGCTATTCCTCACAAACTGCGGCTTTTTAGCTGCTTTGTTAACGGCGACAACTATCTGGGAAAAGTGACCTCTTTCACTCGCCCCAAACTGTCACGAAAGGTAGAGGACTATCAGGGCGGTGGCATGCTGGGCGCGGTCGGGGTTGATCTCGGCCTTGAGGTTGGCGCGCTGGATTCCACCGTTGTTTTTGGCGGCGTTATTAAGGCTCTGTTTCTCGAATACGGGGCAGAAATTGACGGCACGCGGCTACGCTTTGCGGGTGAATATTTCACTGATGGCGAAAGCCAGCTTGTCGAGGTGGAGCTGCGCGGGCGATTTACTGAACTCGACGGTGGAGACTCAAAACAGGGGGAAGACACGGAGGAAAGCTACACCTTTAAATCCACCTACTACAAATTCTCCATTGATGATCAGCCCATTATCGAAATCGATCTGCTGAATTTCATCTACAAAAAGAACGGTCAGAACATGTTCCCGGACCGCATCACCTCCGCCCTTGGCATGGGCAATTGATAACCTTTAATAGGGTGGCAAAGATGCCGCCCGGAGATTTTAAACATGGCTAAAAAAACTAAAAACCTGTTCACGCTGATGCAGCCGGTAGTTCGTAAAGACAGCGAGATCGGTCAGGTGGAAATCACCGGCGCCATCAGTCAGGCCGGATCGTTGCGCGGCCTGAATCTTATCCGCGTTGCCAATATGGATGCAGACTCAATTGCCACGCTGTTGACGCGAGTCACCGCGCCTGCGCTGACACAAAAAGAAATCAACGAAATGCACACTCTGGACTTTATCGGGCTGGCAGAGCTTCTGGTCCCTTTCTTGAATCCGCCGGAGCCTGGAGCGTCGAACGTGGCGGAGACGGAGAGCGAGTAATCACCGTTGCGTTTGACCAGATAGACGATCTGGTTGCTGATATTGCCGTTATTTTTAACTGGCCGCCCTCTGAAGTTTTCGGCATGGATCTTGGCGAGGTGATAGCCTGGCGCAAGCGGGCGGCGCTTCGAAGTGGTGCCAGTGATGAAGAGTCTTGATATCCGCGTTGCTTTCAGCGCTATCGACAGATTTACCCGCCCCGTTAATGCTGCGCGCCAGAGTGCGGGCGGCCTTTCCGACTCCCTCAGAAAAACACAATCCACCCTGAAAGGACTCGATAAGAGCAGTGCCACTTTTCAGCGAATGACCGCGGCCGTCGGCAAAACCGACCGTTCCATCTCACGTGCCCGTGCCCGCTTTGATGGCTTGTCAGAAGCGCAACGTAAAAACGGGACGCTGACGGAAAAACAGCAAATACTGATGTCGCGACTGGGTGAGCGGCTTGATCGGTTGACCGCAAAACGCGTGACGGAAGTGGCCCGCCTCCGTGAGAGTGCATCAGCCCTGCGCCAGCATGGCGTCATGCTTTCCGGTAGTAGCGCCACCATCGGTAACGCGATACGCCGCACAGAACAATACAACCAATCCCTTGAACGGGAAAAACGGCAACTTGCTGCGGTCACTCAAGCTCGTAAACGTTACGAGGGTGCGCAGCAGATGGCCGGAAAGTTGCGCTCTGGCGGTGCCATAGCATTAGGTACAGCAACCGCTGCCGGGTACGGCGCCGGACGCTTCCTGTCGCCTGCGGTTGGTTTTGATGAGGAAATGTCAAACGTCCAGGCGTTGACGCGGCTCGATAAAAGCGATTCGCAGCTGGCCGCCTTGCGTACTCAGGCAAAAAAACTCGGTTCTGAAACCGCCTTCACCACACGTGACGCCGCCAGCGGCCAGGCCTTTCTGGCAATGGCGGGCTTCACGCCAGAAGCTATCCGTGCCGCACTACCTGGCGTGCTCAATATGGCACTAGCGGGCAGTATGGAATTGGGTGAAACGGCAGACATCGGCTCAAACATTCTTTCTCAGTTTTCCCTCGATGCCGGAGAAATGGACCGCGTCAGCGATGTGTTGACAGGTACATTTACCCGTACCAATACCACGCTTAGCAGCCTCGGCGAGACAATGAAAGTTGTCGGGCCGGTAGCGGCGGGACTTGGGATTAGCCTGGAAGAAGCCGCAGCGATGACTGGCACGCTGGCGCGCGTGGGTATTCGCGGTAGCGAGGCCGGTACGGCAATGCGTCGCTCACTCTCCCGCCTGGCCTCCCCCACTACGGCAGCCAAAAAGACGCTCAAAGAGCTGGGAGTGGAAACTGCCGACGCGAGCGGAAAGATGAGACGTCCGTTCGATATTCTTCTCGATCTACAAAAACGCGTTTCCCGCTTTGGCGAGGTGGATCAGGTTTCATTTTTCAAAGATATCGCCGGAGAAGAGGGTTTTACGAGCCTCCAGTCTTTGGTCAACGGCGCAGGTGATGGCTACCTCCAGTCACTCTATGAACAAATTGCAGAAGCACATAAAAATCAGGAGGCCTTCGCCGTCGCTAACAAGAAGAAAGACAACCTGGGCGGCGATTTGAAGGAGCTGGACAGCGCGTGGGAGGCGTTCCGCATTTCTGTGGCTGAGACAGTAGACGGCCCATTACGCAGGCTGACACAGGGGCTTAGCCGGGTTATTGGCACTATTCAAAGCTGGATAGAAGAAAACCCCAGACTTTCACGAACGTTGTTACTCGCCGGTGGTACTGCACTGGCATTAACCGCAGTAATTGGCGGTATGTCATTAGCTGCTGGTCTACTTTTAGGGCCGCTTGCAAAGCTCAGGCTGGGGTTTGCACTGCTGTCCGGCGGGAGCGGCATCGGAGGTACAGTATCAGCGTTCCGCATATTGAGTGCTGTGGGCGGCAGTTCACTGGCAAAAATCAGCGGATGGCGTGCCTTACTCGGCGGTCTGGCTGGACGCGCCAGCGTATTAACCAGGTTGATGGTAACCCTGCGCGGCGCGTTACTTGGCGCCTTTTCCTCTCCGGGGACGGCGATAAGCGCCCTGTCAAAAGGCGTTGGCGGGCTGGCGCTGCGGCTAACCGGGATCCCTGCTCTGCTCGGTATTGTAAAAGGCGGAATTGCGGCGCTGGGCGGCGGATTATCAATGCTGTTGAGCCCAATCGGTTTAGTGGGTGCTGCGTTTGTAGCGGCTGCGGTACTGATCTGGAAATACTGGGGACCAATTAAAGCCTTCTTTAGCGGTTTTTTTACAGGCGTCATCCAGGGGTTAGCGCCTGTTTATAACGCATTTTCCCGGCTGGCGCCCGTTTTCGGTGCCATTGGGGATGGCGTTAAAAACGTCTGGAACTGGTTTAAAAAAGTATTACCCCCCGTCGAGGAGAGTCGCGAGGCGCTAAACAAATGCGCCAGCGCCGGGCAGACATTTGGAGAGGTCCTGGGGACTGCACTTAGCGTACTGCTTTGGCCGCTTCAGAAGTTAATGGAAGGTGTTGGCTGGTTACTGGAGAAGCTCGATCTCATCCCCGATGGCATTGAAAGAGCCAGGCTGGAAGCAGCCAGACTCAGGGCTATTCCGGTTATGTGGGAATGGGATGAAAAATCCGGACGCATGGTTAAAAGGGAGTGGCAATGGTCGTCTGAAAAGCCTGCAAGCAAAGGCAGCGCACCGCCGCCCAATGTGCTCGGGGGCAACTCTGGAACAGAGCGGCGGTTGGGCCAAATCGCGGATAACACCAAAGGCCTTTTAGATGAGGAAAAGCGCAAACGTATCGGGCCGGGTGACATTGTATTTAAAAACCTCCCTCCAGCCTTTGCAGTGCGTGGTGAATGGCAGGAGTCGAGGCTTGTACGCCAGTCCGTCAGCGCTCGCCCGGTTATTGCCGCTGGCGAACCATTGATAAAACAGACGCAGGCATGGCAACCAGTACGCCGAAATCAACGCGCCCACACGGCGGCTGCGGCTTCAGGTGATAGTTTTTCCGGAGATATTCATGTTCATCTGCATGGCATTCAAAGCAGCAATCTGCGCGAACTGGCGCGACTTGTTGGCGAAGCGGTCCGCGCAGAAATTGACAAACAGCAACGCGCTGCCCGGGGTTCGTTCCGGGACCATGATTAACAGGAGTTATAGCTATGATGATGGTGTTCGGACTTTTTGTATTTGAACTCAGGACGCTGCCCTATCAGCAATTGCAGCTGTCTCGTAACTGGCGGCACGTTAAAAATGATCGTGTGGGTCGTAGCGCAAAATGGCAGTACGTTGGCGCTGGTGAGAACCAGCTGACGCTGGGTGGATTGCTGTATCCTGAAATCACTGGCGGCAATCTGTCTTTGGGTGCAGTTTCAACGATGGCCTACACAGGGTTGGCATGGCCGCTGATTGATGGCGTCGGGTCCATTTACGGGATGTATGTCATCACCGGGTTGCAGGAAACGCATCAGGAGTTTGATCGCTACGGTAAGGCGAAAAAAATTGAGTTCACACTCTCACTGCAAAGGGTTGATGAGGATATCAGGGAGGCGCTGCAAAGTTCCTCTGTCAGTGATCTGATGGCTACCTTAAAGGATGGAATTAAAACAGCATTGAACACGCTCCAATAAAGTGCAAGAGGGCATGCATATCAAAATACTAGATGGATAGGTTTGCCGGTATTCGACACCGGCATTCAAACCCAAAAGATCAATATCAGAATTTGTTTTTTTGCGTCTAAGTGTAACCTCATTCATCATAAAGCCATCAAATAGCGCAAGGGTCATATAGTAAACAACATTAATGATAAGTATATATTTCCCTTTTCAAGGGAAATATATACTCTCAACTATCATAAAAATTTGAAGAGTTTAGAATGCTATCTAGCGTAGCCACAACGATACCACTCGAGAAAATATTTTTTACAATCTCTTCATTATAGTTTTTATAATAATCAAGAAAAAAACTCAAACAGTTAAGTATATTATCATTTTTCTCTTTATTCGACTTAGCATCAACCAAAAGGTAAGAGTTCTCATATGAAAGACCTGCACTAAGACATAGCATTGCTAACTTTCTTTTTGAAAAAACCGGCTTCCTATTCTCAACTGAAATTGAAATCAGAATTGTTCTCACACACCAAGATATTCTTTTATTAGCAACAACCCAATTAGTTATGTTATCCTTTTCATTAAGAATAACATTGGCTAAGTAAAAAGCGGTTGCAATATCAATATTATAATTTTCTTTATATTGAAATTCATTTTTTAACTCATCAAAAATCTTTGGGTTAAAAACGCAAACGCCCTCCAGGATCACGTGAAGAATAAATATATTCCCTGATCTCGCCATTTGCTTCAACTCGGTTAGAGAATATAGCGAAAGATTTACCTTGCCATTCTCCCTGACAGTCCTCAGAGTCGAGTTATTTATTCCCAGCAAATCAATATCCGAGTCTTCATCAGCTTCATTCGTCGCGTGACTGCCAAAGAGGACCAAGCAATCCAAACTATCATTCTTAATTAATTCAATCATATACGGTTAATGCTTATTTTATTGATAACTGTGGGGATACTAATCGCATACCAAACCAAACCTAGCAACATATTGGTCAAACAAATCAATTGAATACCATAATCATCTCTAGCATTCACGTATTTAGTATAACCGGCTAAGAAGGTAATATCAAAACTTTGAATAATACTCTTCATTACATGTGGAAGCATTGCCGTCTCACTTGGAACTGACTCTATTCCGACATGATAATAAATCACTGAAAATACGATCAAAATTGAAGAACCAAAAAGTGCGCACCTAAAGACACTTGCACCCCATCCATTCAGACACCCTAAAATTCTTAGTATTAAAGTTTCAATAGGCATTGCGAATTTAACAACGCCATAATAAATACTGGAAATGAATTTTTTAAATATATTGTTTGATTTATTTTTTTTAATTTCCCATAGTTTTTTGTGATGTTTCTCTTTTATCCTCAACTTATGAACTTGTTTAACAGCATTATAATAAAGGTCATCATCCCCATTTTTCGAAATAGATTCCAATATATTCCTTGCAAGCTTAACCATAGACTCATACATCTTAGATCTTTCTTGCTCTATTTTCTTAGATGGATGCTGTCTACAGTATTCTTTTGTTGCATAAATATAAAGCGCATCAATTAGCTTACCTGCTGAAATAACGCTTTCTGTAAATACAGTTTTGCTACCAGAAATAGAAATTTTAGAAAAACTGCATAACTCATCAAATCTACATCTGTAAAATTTAGTCAAAGCAAATGAGGTGTTTGAAAATATACAATTTTCAAAATTCACATCCTTTAGGCATGAGTAGCCAAAATATGCTTTTTCAAAAACACAATTTCTAAAAGTAATTTTTTTCCCTTCATTTCCACCAATAAAATCACAAGTATTAAAGTGAATACCTTCAATGTAGATCCTTTCCGACTTTTCTTTTACACTGTCAAGAGTCCCTTCAGCGGGCTCCTGATTTTCATAACTAAAATCAATTACATATGATTGAAATTGCTTATGGTTTAATGACAGTTCACCAATCTCATATATACGGGCAGCCACAAAACTATTAATATCGACATTTTTATCATAAGTGACATCCCAAAAGTTATTTATTCTGTGGTTATCACTAACTACCTTTTTTTTGTTTTCGGCCATTTTTTATCGGATAATTTATAAAATAGTTCATGAACATTTATACTCAATAATGCTTTAAAATCAAGCTCTTTATTGATCGAAACAAAAAAAATAAATTAATTTCAATGAGTTAGAACACGAATCACTTAACTTACAAAGAGCTTCATTTTTGACGTTATCGCTAACGTACTAAATGATAGCGCTCTAAGAGTGCTGTCAACTCAGGTCTGGTGAACACTGTTAATTATTTTTTACGCAGTGCGTTTCCACATACAGAAAGTGGCGTATTCATTAGTAACATCTACCTCTTTGTTTGAGGTTTCTCCCTTGCCAGCCACATCAACATAAGTTCCCTCAGTAAGAGCAAGCGGGCCACTTTTCTGATTATCAGTCCCATGAGTTGTGTTAGGGTCCCACGTTGCCCCTGGAGACCTGTCACCTGAACGATGCCAGTGTGGCGGCAAATTATCAGCTTCGAGTTTTACCTTGTTACTGCCGCCGGTCACACCATACTGAGAACCAATACGCACCACCCTGTCTGCAAAGGTTTCGCTTAAGTCAGCCCATGTCTGCCAGGGGAACCGCTCCGCTGGACTTTGCTCGCCAGAGACAACAATTCCGACATAAAAAATGGCGTCAACAATTGCCTTATAGGTCGCTCCGTCGCTGTTGAGTCCCAGCACCTTTAGGGCTTCAGATGTATCGCTCAGATCTGAAAGATTATTTTCTTTCTGAAGTGCGCCGGTGATGCGCGAGTCATCCCCCGCAGCTACCGTTCCCACCTCTGTGCCAACATCTCGTGTCGCTGAATTGCCCAGCTCGAGATTTTCCCGTGCCTCTTCTGTATCGTTTAAATCAGAAAGATTTTGTGCTCGCCGCAGATAACGTTTATCGCCCGTTTCCTGCGTGATAGTCGCTAGCGCCGGATCGATAATGAGATGCACACTTGAGCTGTGCGTCAGTGTCAGCACCAGCGTCAAAATGATCTCTTTGATGATTGAATCCGATTGCGCCGGGAGGTATGTCGCCGGGTATGCGCCGTAAGCGATGAGCGTGCCCTTAGCGCTGACCAGTCCCGCCTCTCTGAGAGTCTTACCCGGATAATCCTTGCAATTGATAACAATCTGACCGCTGATAAATCCCTCATAGCTTGAATCAGAGTCAAAGGTTTCACGGCCAAACTGACCAAAAAGCGCGGTCACCGCCGCCAGGTCATCGGGATCGGTGGGCAATGTCACGCCGCCACCATCGCCGATCAGTACGGCGGTAATATCCACAACCTCCCCCGCCTGATACGCGGCCTCTATTTCAGCGGCGCCCACCGTCGTTAGTGTCAGTCCTGTTGCCATAGTGTTTCCTCTGCTTCAATGCCATACACGCTGGCAAGACGATCATAAAAATCATCACTGACAGTTTTGCTGTCAGCATCAATATCGCTTTCACCGGGATGAATAACTCCCGCAGCCTGGAGCATTTGCAGGTATTCAAGGAAAAATTCATCGGTCTGGCAAAACCCGATTAGGCTTTTAATTTGATTGAATGTTTTCATAATTTATTCGTTATCCAGTTACCGGGTAAATCTGCGAAATCGTCCAGGCTTGTGCAGTTGTAGAGTGCGTAATAATGCGCCGTGACGTTTGACACCTTGCCCATAAATACCAGGCCCTTACCCGTGAGGGCTGAGCATCCCCTGAATGTGGCCGTCGTGGTGACAATCGTCGAATAACTGCTGAGGTTGAATATCGTGCTGACGTTGGTTTTCAGTTGCGGGCAGCCGTCAAACAGGTAGCCGACTGTCGTCGCGGGTACGGTATTCAGCAGACCGGCCCCGACCTCTTCCAGTGCGACACACTCGGCAAACACATTGGTAAAAGTCGTTGCGTTGATACTGGCGACAAAAAGGCCGGCTGGCACTGAGCGCAGGTTTTTACATCCCCTGAAGGTCTGGCCGTATGCCGTCACCAGCGGGTTACCACTGAACAGATTTTCCGGTATTCCCACCACGCCGGTATTCTGGAAGGTTGCGCCAAATGCGGTGATAAGCGGGCACGATGCAAACAGCGACGGCGGAATGTTCACCAGTGCCGCGCAGCCGTAGAAAGTAGAACCGGCACTGATCAGCAGGGTGTTATGTTTCAGTAAATCAGCAGGCAATACCGCCAGCGCAGTACAGCCGGAGAAGGTCAGCGTCAGGGAAGTCAGGTTGACACAACCCGCAAACAGATCGGATGGCAGCCCGGCCAGCGCGGTGCAGTCCTGGAAGGTGCTCCCCATTGCCGTCAGAGAGGTCAGATCGCTGAACAGCTTTTCAGGCAGTACGGCAAGGCCCGAGCACTGGTTAAACAGGCCGGTGACATTCGTCACTTTGCTGCATCCTGCAAACATATCCCCGGCCAGCGATACCAGCGCCGTGCAGCCCATAAATGTATAGGTCAGGTTAGTCAGGGAACTACAGTCACGGAATGCTCCAGCCCCTATGGTTTTCAGGGATGTACATTGGGTGAATGCATAATAGAACGTCGTGACCAGTGATTTACCTGCAAAGGCCTCTGCTCTGACGGCTGTCAGTGAAGAACAGGCATAGAAAGCCCGGTCAAAGCTCGTTGCCTTGTTACAGTCCACAAACGACGGTAGCGCCGTTAATGCTGTGCAACTATTGAAGACGCTGGCAAAGGTAGTTGCACTGACACACCCCTCAAAAATATCATCGCCCACGTCTTCCAGAACACGGCAATAGTAAAAAGCGGAGGAGAATGTTTGCGCAAGCGCACAGCCAGAAAACACAGCTTTTCCCGCTTTTACCAGTGAAGAACAGCCGGAAAAAACGGTTCCAAAATGGTTAGCTAGGGGTAAATCCTTAAAGAATTCATCAGGCACAGAAAGCAGCTGCGTGCATCCACTGAATGCCCCGCCGAAATGCGTAGCTTCCAGGCAGTTGCGGAACAGGCGCGGCGGTAGCTGCGTCAGCGCCGTGCAGCTTCTGAAAATCGCCGTAAAGACGCCACCAGGCACATCGCTGAATAAATCTGCTGACAATGTTGTCAGCGCACTGCATCCATCGAAGGTATAACCGAAGTTATTTCCACTGACACACCCGTCAAAAATTCCCGTCCCGGTATCGATAAGGGATGCGCATCCCGAAAACGCACTGGTGAAATGCGTCGCAGCAGCACAGCCCCGGAATGTGTTTTTGCCAGCACTCAGCAGGCGCGTGCAGTTCTCAAACACCGAGGTGAATAGCGTCACCTGCGATAATTCGCTGAACAGCCCATCAGGAACAGCAGCCAGTGCCGTGCAGCCATAAAACGCCGCCGAGAAATCTGTGGCACCAGTAAACCACGCGAATAAACCCTCTGGCAGTTCAGTCAGCGACGAGCAGCCCCGGAAAATGGAGGTACATTTCTGGATATTTGGCAGATCGTCAAAAGCCCCGGCGTGGACCTTGTAAAGGCCAGTTGCGCCACTCGCGAAAGAAACAAGATTGTCTCTATCTCCAGTCAAAAGAATGATTTCCTGTACGGGGTTCAACGTCACTGAAACGTTACCCGACGTGCGCTGGAAACTGGCGGTTTCTGTGTTCTTGACCGTTATTGTGTACTCTTCTCCCTCTACAACGTCACGCGTCGGAATAACCCAGCCGTACACAGAACTGGCAGCATCAAAACGGTATTCCCGGCTGTCTGTTCCGTCGCCATAATCAATAGTAAAATCCTCATCCATGCGCACGTAGAACAACGGACGGCTTGCATTGTCGATGCGGGTGATGAACTTCATCACCGCGACCACTTTCACGTTGATCACCGCGCTGACGCCGTTAGTCGTCGTGACGGTGACCGAACAGGTGCCCCGCTTCACGCCCGTAACCAGAATAGCGCCGTTGACAATTCGGGCAGTCGCGATTGTTTTATCCGACGTGGTTACCGTAAAGGTTTTATCTTCCGCGTATTCAGGGAGGATGGTCACCGTGACCGTTTCCGCGTCACCAGGGGCCAGATTCAGCTCGTAGCGGGATAAAATCACCTGCAATGGGACAAAGCGCGGCGTGATTTTCTCCGTGGCGTACATGTAACCGGCCGCATATGAGGTTCCCTGAAGTCGGCCAAATACATGAACGGAAAACCAGCTGCGCAGGTTCCTGGCGCGCAGCACCGCCAGTTTCAGATCCTGCTGGTCGTATTCCGTCACCGGCAAATCGTTCTGATACACGTTCAGGCGAAAGGTATACGGATCCCCTTTCGGGTTCTGATTGAACCATTCAACAATATCCGTCCCAAAAGGACTGTCCACCAGGGCATGACGGACGGCGGCGACCGTCCCGCGATGGCGGTGGATATAGTGGGCGCGCTTGATCGCATCGCGTTTCTTTTGTTCTGACCAGTTAATATTCCAGGTATCAACCTGGTATTCCCACGCCAGCCACGGCAGAAGCGCCAGCGGGCAGCTGTCAGGATCCTTCACCCAACGGATCAGATATACCGGCAACCTCTCCAGTGCGGCGGCGCTGGCCCTGTCGATGGCCCGCTCCACGGCGGTTGCGTTTGGTGGCAGAATGCTGGCGGGATAATTAGCGGTCATAGTCCATCACCACAAGATTGATTTTCACAGAGGTGCAATGAGGCGCTTCGCCCATCGTCGCAACGACGTCGGCGGCCGGTGAATGCAAATCGACGGTGACAACGCCGTCCTGATGCAGAGCCCCGTCTATGCCCGACCGTGCAGCGGTGGCGTTGATAAGATGCACTGAGGCGGTGTATTCGTTCAGTGCTGCGGTGGCTTTTTCCAGCACCGTGGCGGTGTCCACGCCGTAAGGGACGTAAATGTCAGCAACCACCTGATAATTCACTATCACAGCGGAACGGACGTAATCAGCCACATAATCCGTAATCGGGCGCACGTCTTCCGGGTTTACCGCCGCCAGGACTTTATCGAGCAGCGCCTGCGGGGCGGATCCATCCCCGGTGCGTGATAGCACGTAAAGGAAAACGCGGCCCTCCTGATCATGCGTCTCCGGGCCATAGGCGCGCACGTCGAGCACATCCGCATCAGCGCCGCGCGCAAAGTAGTGATAGGCATTACGGGCGCCCGCCGTGCTCAGGCGCGCCCATGAGAGCAGCGTGCGGGCGCGCAGCTCTTCGTCGCTTTCGTATACGGCGTCCGCCTCGTCGGTGGCTTCAGTAATCAGCAGACGTTCAGTGTCAAAATTACCCGAGACCTGATCGAGATCCGCCCCCAAGGCGCTGGAAAGCAGTACCGCGCGAACGGCTTCATTGATGCGTTGCAGCAGATGGATCTCGCGATAGGTGAAGGCCTGAGCCAGTGCCGCCATCGGTTCAGATTCCAGCAACAGCGCAGCAGACACAGAAGCCTGAAGTTCCGCAGGCATGGCCGCCACGATAAGCGCCCGGATATCAGCCAGCACCGTTTCAAAATCGGGCACCTCGACGATATCAGGCTGCGGGATCTGAGATAAATCGACGGACGTTTGCACACTAGCTCCTTAACCTGATGGTATTGCTGGTTTCTGTCATGGTTTCCGTGATGGTCCCGCTCAGCTCGGCGGTCACTGCGCCTGTTTCTGAAAACACCACGTTGACGGTGGTCAGGCTGATCCGCGGCTCCCACTGCGCCAGCGCGATAGCGGCGGCGCCCATCAGCTGCATGCGGGTGACGGCGTTCTGCGGCGCATCGAGCAAATCAGGGATCGCGCTGCCAAACTCCCGGCGCATCACACGCGAGCCTGTTGGCGTGGTGAGGATTTTTGTCACGGACTGCCAGAGCTGATCGTGATCGGTCAGCGCGCCGGTGCCTTCCGGGTTCATCCCGGTGTAACTGGCTGTCATCGCGTGCCCTCCGTCCAGCTTCCGCCGGTCTGAACCCTGCCATGACCGTGGCTGTCAACCTGGACACCGTTGGACGTTAACGCACCGTTGCTGTGAGTCACATCACCGGCCATCGTGCCGCCGTGGGTCAGTTCGAAAGTGCGCGCTTTAAGTTTTTCTGTGCATACCACCTCGGGCGCGTCCAGCGTGACGCGGGTTTCTGCCTGGATATGCGCGGTTTTAATGCCGGTCACGGCCAGCGCTCCGGCATCGTCGGCTGCGTCGTAATGCAGGCGCGCGCCATCCGGTGCAGTGATGCTGATTTCCAGCAGGCTGCTGCCCGTTGGCGGATTATCTGCGCTGTATGCAGAGCCAATCACAAACGCGTTTTCAGGGTTGCCGCCCGGGCAACCGATCCAGACCTGCTCCCCTATGGAGGGTGGCAGCCAAATGCTGAACGCCCCGGCGCGGGTGACGTTCCAGCGGATCCAGGTGGTCAGCAGCCTGCCGGAGCGAACGCGCACCGCTTTCTTGTCGGCGCTGATTTGCTCCACGACGCCCTGGCGCAGGATGTTTTCCAGCAGGCGCATCAGCTCGGCATTCATGACGCACCGCCCAGGCTGCTGATAACAGCGTTTTCCGTAGCGATCACGTCTGCCGGGGTCATGCCCAGCAGTTCGCGCGCCGGATACTGCGCGTAAGCGCCCGGGCCTACTTCATCCTGGAGGCCGTACTGGTGAATGCGGGCAATGCGCGCAGCAATGCCGTCAAATCCTACGGTGACGCCGCCCGCGTCCGGTCTGACTTTCATAAAACGCAGGGTGCGCAGGCGGGTAAACATCGGCGCTTTTTTTGTCTCTGTCTGCGTCGCTGATTGCGTTTTGATTTCCAGATAGCGCTCGATATCGGCCCGGTAGAAGGTGCGTATACCGCTGCGCTTCTCATCAAAGCCCGTGATTGTCCGGCCATATTTACCGCGCCCGCCCCGCCAGTTTTTCAGCGCCCGCACCTCGTTATTCCAGAAGAACTTGATCCCCTGCTGGGTGCGGTAAACTTTGCGGCGGCGTGCCGTGTAGCTGCTGCCGTCCGGGTTTTTCTGTGACGCGATGCGGCGTTGCTGACTGCGGCGCACTGCTAGGCCAATTTTGCGCGCGGTACGGGTGCGCCCCGCCGGGCTGACGCCGTCGAGAATGTCCTGAAAGACCTGATCCAGCTCGCTGAACATCCGATCGCTCACGCTCCGGCCTCCTGAAGCATGCCTTCAAATACCAGCCCCCAGCCAGAGGCGTGAGGGACCAGCACGCGCGGGCGCGGCTCCGGCAAATGCTCGGCATACGGCACGCCGTTTTCATCCAGCTGCACCAGTACCCGCTGACGCACCGGCAGCTCAAACATCAGATCGGCGGTGTCGTCGTTGTTAATCAGCGTGGTGAATTTAATCTGCTGGTTTTTATCGGGGTTCAGCAGCAGATCGGGCTGATTAAACCAGAGCCAGGCCATCAGCGGCAGCGTGAAGTCGTCAATGCTCCCGGCGTAGTTCATGACGAACAGCACCAGAGAATAGCGGTACATGAAAGACGGCGTTTCACCGGTGGTTTCAATGCCACCCTCTTCAACAAACACCGTCCAGGCCTCCGGGTTCGCCCGGCACCAGGTGTTTGCTTTCTCTATGGCCGCGCGGAGTGTGTTTATCTTCAGCATTTATGGCTCCTTTCGGGTGTTCTGGCGCAGGCTGTTCCACTGGCGGATCGCCGCTTTGTCAGCATTGCAGGCATCAAGCGCATCTATCAGCCTGTCACTAAAGATCGCCACCGCGCCCCAGGTCACCGGCTCATTAAGCGCCGGGCGTGGCGTCTCTTCGGTCAGACTCTCCGGGACGGGTTCACGGACCAGCTGAATGACCGGCGCGGGTGGCGCGTTTTTGCAGGCTACGACTGACAGCGTCAGGCACAGGAGTAACAGCGCACGTGTCACCATTGAACGCGGCCTGCATTGCTTCACGTCGGCGCTCCCCTTCTGCATTACGCTCTTGCTCACGGACTTTCACCTCTGCCAGTAATTTGTGGGTCTGTATGGCGGTCGCCTTCACTTCCTGAATAACCTTGTCGTAACCGGACGCCGTTTCGGTCAGCAGCTTGTTGCGGGTCCGGGCCTCGCTAAGTTGGTCGGTCTGCCACCAGACAGCGGCCAGAAGGATAAGCATCACAATCACGCTGCCCCCCCTCATGACGGCGTACTCAGGCCCAACAGGCACCAGGCCTTAAAATCATTGCGCCGGTTAACCAGTCCGGGGGAGCGCTTACCGCCCGCATTGACAAAATCAGTCAGCCTGTTGCACATCTGCGGCCATTGCCTGGCCTGAGCATGCTTCCAGATCGTGGTCCTCTGCTTGCGTCCATTTTTATCGGTGAACCACATCAGCCCGGTGCAGCCCAGATTCAGGGCGGCATCCGTCATGGCCTCAAAGGTGAGCTGCGGCATGTCGGCGCCGTGGAAATTGTTATTAATGCAGTTTTCTGCCCGTTGCAGATCGTTGATCCAGCGCCGCGCTATTTCCTGGTTGCTGTATTCGCGGTTTTCCACGCCGCCCGTGGAGCCGATGCCAACCGTCAACACCCCCGCCGTGCAGTAATAAGGCGTGCTGCGGCAGTCTTCCCAACCGGCAATTTTCTGCTGCCCTTCTTTCGACGTTCTGACGCTCCCGGGCGCCAGCGAAATGCCCAGGGCCACAATCGCCGCGATCGAACATTTTTTGATGATGTTCTTCATGTCGGGTTATCCCCGTGCAGTTGCTCCAGCAGCTGCCGCTCGCGGTCCGACAGGTTGCGGGTTTCCGCCTGGCGGAGAATCTGCTCTATCAAGTCGTTACGGCGCTGGCTGGCCTGCTCAATGCGGCGGCGGTGGATCGCCAGCCGGACGGCGGAAACAATCCCCAGAAGAAGGCCAGCCAGCGCCAGCTTTTCGCTGACGGTCATCACGCCCACGCTGGTCACCAGGGCAGATGTTGCAAACGCAAAATATTCGTTAATACGATCCAGAGTCATTCCCATAACTGGACGGTTAGCCAGCACAGCCGGTTCTGACATTGCGGAGTCACTGAAGGCCGATCCCGCGTTGACAGCGTTCAGCTTTGATGGCCCTTATCCCGTGCGTGATATGGCCGATTTGCTGGACAATCTCTATTGCCTGGACAACGGGCGATACTATGAGACGCCAGTGGATTTTTACGGGCTGGCTAAAGCTCCACGTCAGAGCGCCTGGCATGAGTCGGCGTTGTATTTCAAACGAAATGTGCTCACCGGCTGCTTTATCCCGCACAAGCTGCTCAATCGCCAGACCTTTTCCGCGTTTGCGCTGGACTGGTTCACGTTTGGCAATGCCTATCTCGAATTGCCGCGTAATCGCCTGGGCGGCCCGCTACCCTTCAAACACTCTCTGGCGAAGTACACCCGGCGTGGGAGCACAGATCTCGATCAATACTGGTTTATCCGGCGCTGGAAAGAAGAGCACACGTTCAAATCAGGAACGGTTTGTCACGTTCTGAACCCTGATATTAATCAGGAGGTCTACGGTATGCCGGAATATATGGCAGCACTGCTGGCCGCCAGCCTGGCCCACTCCGCTGACATGTTCCGTAAGTTGTACTACGACAACGGATCGCATGCTGGATGTATTGTCTATATTGGCGCTGGACAGGTTGATGATAAAAGCATGAAGGCAGTCAAAGAGACGTTGACCGGTGCGCGTGGGAAAGGCGCATTTAAAAACCTGCTGCTGCATGCGCCAGGCGGCGGCAAAGACGGCGTGCAAATCCTCCCCTTCCAGCAGATCACGGCGAAAGATGAGTTTATCAACATTAAGAACGCCACACGTGACGACATACTCGCAGCGCACCGTATCCCGCCGCAGCTGATGGGTGCCATGCCAGAGGGAAACGGCTCATTTGGGGATATCGAGAAAGCCGCCCGGGTCTACGCTATCAACGAGCTGACGCCCGTAATGGAGGCGCTGAAGGTGGTCAATGAGTGGATCGGAGAAGAAGTGATCCGCTTTAACCCTTATGCGTTGCTTACCCCTGAGAAATAACCGCCAGAAAACTCAGTTTTTTAAACAACATCAGCCATTTATAACGGGCCAGCGTTTTGCTGGCCTCATCTTTTCTGCTTAAAGAATCCCACATCAGCGCCCCTCTGCGCGTCGCTGCTTTTTCCCTGCACAAGGGCATGCCGCCAACCAAAACGACCACTCACCGTGACGCAGAAACCGTGAAATTGCGTATTCTGCCGCCTTACCTACCCTGACCCGTTTGCGGGGGCTTGCCCCCCGTCACCTGCACGCAACGATCATGTCGTTTTTCGTGCATGAAAAAAAGTCGTTAAAGCCTTCAATTATGAGTGACACTGTAAGATGAGGTACAAGAAAAGATTGTGCGGATTTGCGCAGGTTTATGCATATGCAATTATCTTTATTCAATCTTACCACTGCTTCAGCATTCCGTATGATTAAATAACTTACTGAACTCTCCCCATCTTTTCTTCAATGCCTCTAGCGATATTTTATGTGTTACGTTTATGGAGACCCCCTCAAACTGTTGATAACCATGTTCCAAAGGTCCTGGCGAGAAGTGAATACATTTAGTGTCAGGATTTATAGCGCATAAATTCAAATCAAATAATGTATGAATATCGCTACGCAATAATAAACCATTACTAATATGATTATGACTATCATTTCGATAAGCTTCAATATGAGCTGCTTCAAGTATATCAACCAAGCTGCACTCAGTAACAGCACAAACAGGATTTAAATCTAAAAGTTGGTTTCGAAACCTCTGCTGCCCTCGGCGCTGTTTAATTTGTCTTTCAACTATTTTTCTCTGGTCTTCGGCAGACAAAATTGGTGTATTTTCGTCCGCAGCTCTACTCGCAATACTTATTACCATATTAGATTGACAATTAAGTATGCCCGTAGCCCAAGCAAGATTAACCTCTTGAATTGACATTTGTCCATTATAGCGTGGGGTTTGATTCATAAGCTCATCCATAGAAACATTTTCTATTTCCTTATAGTTTTCACCATAATTTGCCACAAACTCTATAGCAGGTTCATATATAACCCGAGGTTCAATAAACTCGTGGCCGTTGTCACATCGCCACTCGGGTTTTATTGTCTTTCGATGAAGTATTTTCTTTGCATTACAATCCAAATGAATACACTTATTACGTTTTTTATTTATATTCCTCTCAGAAATTCCTTTAACAATAGAAATACCCAATACTTTATCTCTGCTTGTGATTATTACAATATCTCCAGTTTTGACATTTTTATGATTAGCTACAAAACTGTCATAGCGATAAAATGTGGAGGAGTCATCATGGTAACCATCATTTCCCCAATATCTTAATTGATCCTGTCTTATAGTTTTAAATGACCATGCCTGCTGTACCATCTATATGTCTCTTGCTAATTGATTTATTGACATTATATAATTGAAAATCAATCGTTTCGCAAGTAAAAATGCAGATTATAAATCATGCTAACTTTTAAATTCTTGGTTACTAGAATTCATCATGTTGATCACTTCGTTTATTAATATTAGAACCGTAGAAACTTTCGGAAGCTGGCACTCGGATAGCCACCCACTAACACACTTTGACTATCAGAGCAGTACGTGACTGCATCATATTTAGGGATACTCCCACCCGCACCTAAAGCTATCTGTCGCAGCTCTTCTTTATCACATGTTCAGTGAACAAACAACAACCACTGTTTAAATAAACAGATAAAAATGATTTAATCTGGGTCAAATGAGTGATAGAGTGTCACCAACAAGACCCAATGGAGGTGCTATGTCAGAATTTGAATTAATCGCGCAAGGTCTTCTTCAACAATCAGAAGAAGATGAGAAAAAGCGGCAAGAGAAAGATAAGGAACTGATTACTAAGGTTCTGGAAATTTATGATCAAAAAACCGTTGCAGAATTGTTAAGAAAGGTCGGCAAAAGTGAATGGAGTCGAGAAACACTGAATCGCTGGGTAAACGGTAAATGCAGTCCCAAATCACTGACATCCGTAGAAGAGCTTTTACTCAAAAAGATGCTTCCAGAGCCCCCTAAACATCACCCTAACTATGCATTTCGTTTTATCGATTTGTTTGCTGGCATCGGTGGTATACGTAAAGGCTTTGAAGCTATAGGCGGGCAATGTGTCTTTACCAGTGAATGGAACAAAGAAGCAGTTAAAACCTACAAAGCTAACTGGTATAACGATGAACATGAGCATCGATTTAACCTTGATATTCGCGAAATAACCCTCAGTGATAAGAGCGATGTTTCTGAAGTTGAAGCCTATCAGCATATCGACAACAACATTCCAGACCACGATGTGCTTCTAGCAGGTTTCCCCTGTCAGCCTTTCAGCCTTGCTGGTGTTAGTAAGAAAAACTCCCTTGGGCGCGCCCACGGTTTTGAATGTGAGGCTCAAGGAACACTTTTCTTCGATGTTGCGAGGATTATCAAGTCCAAAAGGCCAGCCATTTTTGTTCTCGAAAATGTCAAAAACCTGAAAAGTCATGATAAAGGGAAGACTTTTAAGGTTATCATGGAAACTCTGGATGAGCTGGGATACGAAGTCGCTGATTCGATGGCATCGGGTTCAGACGATCCGAAGATTATCGACGGTAAGCATTTTCTGCCGCAGCACCGAGAGCGTATTGTTTTGGTCGGATTTAGAAGAGATCTTAACATTCACGAAGGATTTTCATTACGGGACATTAATCGCTTTTATCCACAGAAAAGGCCTACATTTGGTGAGTTATTAGAGCCTGTCGTAGACAGCAAGTACATTCTGACACCAAGGTTATGGGAGTACCTTTATAACTATGCCAAAAAGCATGCAGCTAAAGGAAATGGCTTTGGTTTTGGTCTAGTTGACCCCAAAAATCCTGATAGTGTTGCTCGCACGCTTTCAGCGCGTTACCACAAGGATGGGTCAGAGATATTAATTGATCGCGGTTGGGATAAAGCTGTTGGGGAGACTGATTTTGCTAATCAGGATAATTTAGAGCGACGTCCAAGACGATTAACTCCACGAGAATGCGCTCGTTTAATGGGATTCGAAAAACCCGGTGAAAAACCTTTCAGAATTCCAGTATCAGATACACAGTCCTACAGACAGTTTGGAAACTCTGTTGTTGTTCCGGTCTTCGAAGCCGTTGCTCGTCTTACAGAGCCATACATTCTCAAAGCTGTAGTAGCACGTAAAAATAAGATAGCCAGTTAACAGATAATCTCCGGTGTTTTCGCCGGAGATTATATGGTTAGCCTTGGTAAATCCCGATTAACTCAGCAATGAAGCCTCCTAAAGTTATTAACTCACCTCTAATTGATTCGGGATATTTAGAATGTAAAGGCGAGGGCACAACCAACCTAATACCCTCCTCTTGCATCTCCTTAAACTGAGTAAGAGATACACCTTCTTGAAGAGTGAATAGATGAATACAGGTAATTCTATTCGCCTCGTTTAGAACCTGACGCCATCTATCTTTACATGTTGTTTTAACTGCGAGCATTCGCAGTTTCTCATCGGGAAACTTATCGTTATGATAAGCTTCTGAAGAGGGGAATATAAAATCAGGTTTCTTTTTCCCTTCGGTTATACATTGTGTTTCAAAACTTTTAAGACCATGCTCAAGAAACAGCTGCTCCAGATGAAGTTCAAGCGACTTTCCGGCACGGGATTTTCTTCTGTTACTAACTGAATTTGCCATCGCAATAAACTCATCAACGGACCCGAAACCCTTACGGATAATATCGAGAACGTGTATTTCCTCAACTTTTAGGAAAAGATCGAATTCAACACTCCGTCGCTCTAAAAGTTGTTCATCTGGGTTAGAAGTTCCAATTTTATAATAGTCTGCTGCGTACTGAATAATCTCACTACCAGTAGGAAATTGACTTACCCAACTTTCAGGGATTTTATATTCTCTGCGCCTTGTATGGCTAACTGATAACAATATTCCAAGCATTTCATTTGCAGGACCAAAAACAAATGTACCTGGTATAACCTCGCCAAGGACTGATTCAAGAACATCTTCTTCGTCAGGATTCGAGCAAACCCAAACATCAACACTTCTACTGTCATTTCCTGGCTCATGCTCAAATGCGAGGATAGTCAAGGCGCCTGTATTCTCTGGATCTTGAAGAGGACTTCCACGACCCCATCGGGTTATACGTTTTTCATTCCTAGTTTGACCAAAATATTTATTGTTATAATATATCGCACGAGCCTCACTATCTGCGCATGCATGTGAAGAATATGTTGCGTGTAGCAGTACTGAAGGATTTTTTTCCAAGATATGATCTATAGACGGAAAAAGCTCGGCAACAATAACAGAAGGAATATATAAACCAACCTGATGCCCTCCCGTAGCTCCGGTATCGTTTGCCGAAAGACGTTTTATATAAAGGTAAAAATTCCTGCCAGCCTTATCAAGTAGCCATTCCTGCAAACCAGACATAACGCCCCCTCAATCTGAAGTTAATATCTGGACGTGATTTTTCCACACATTTGTTGCTACGGCTACTAGCAAAGAGTACAAGTTCATAATCTAGGCTTTGGATTTCAATGTCTTAAGCATGTTTTTGTAAAAAGCGACAGGATTTCTAGTTATGCTCTCGGCATAGCTCCTATTTTTTACCATCAAAAATAACCTTAATTTTCTTAAGGTTATGTCATAGTTACCAACATTTGTACTGCTTAGCGCACCATCACTAGTGTGATAAATCATGCGATCGTTTATTCGTAATTGCTTTCCTTGAAGTAAATGCTCAGCCTGGGACTCGCAGAGCTCAAGCCCTATTGAAAGAGCAAACTCGCGCAAGGAAACACAATCACTTGAAGTATCTCTCATTTTTATATTATTCATTGGCGAATTCTTCGCCCTACAAACTTCTCGTAGACGTCGAAGAATGGCTTTTCTTTTTTTGGTTGGTAGAGAGCTCATATCTAACGGCCCCGACTCTTCATCCTGTTCTAGTTGCCCCCATCCCATGGTGTCAATTGCTCCCCTTCCGTCCCCTTTTTTTAAATTTAAGGGACAGTTATTGCCACGAGTCCAAGGGGCGACGGGGTCGCCCTGGGCGGCGCTTTCAGCGCCTGGGTTAGCGGGAGCCTTCTTCACCATCTTCCAGGTATGGACATGCGTGCATATTTTGTTTTCCTTACCGGTGATTGGCGACCAAATGCCATAAATACGAATCCCGTGATCGCCATAGGTTCCTGGTTCGACTGTCGGCTCGTAGGCGGTATGAATGAGGTAATTTTTGCGGGGAACAAGTACACCGCCCTGCTTCATAATGTAAGTGGCAAAACAGCCAACATCAGCAGCAGCAAGCACAGCGTCCAGTTTTGGATCCATAAGTACCGGAGCACCCGGTTTGCTGGTTTTCATTGCACGAGTTGCCTGTGATGCGAACAATCGTAACTCGCGGTACGCCTGGCGGCCTGGAATCCCAAAAAAACGAAATTGTTGAACACGGTGCAACGATGCCCACGCAGTGACGTGCTCGGCACTATCACGTAGTGATTTACCCGTCTCCTTGCTGACGGTGTCACCCAGCCCACGCCCATCGATGTTTTTACTGACGTACTTTGCAATATAACTGGCCGGAGTCCCCTTTCGCGGGTCTATCAGCTTTGACTTGAAACGAGCGCCAGTGTTATTGCCAAGTTCGGCGCGATCTTCTCGGATAGCGAAACGACGCAGCAGCTCTGTGATTGCACGTCGATGTTTTTTGCGCATAAAACACAATAAATGCCAGTGCACAGTGCCATCGTGATGTGGTTCGGCTACGCGGACGCCGTACCAGCGCAGCTCTTTTTTGTGCATTGCCTTACGGAATGCCGCAAACGTATCAACCAGATAGTCGCTGCTTTTCCTAACTGTCGAGTGATCCCATGTAGGGTTAGGCTTCCCGTTCATCAGTGTGGCGTGGTACTTAGAAGGACAGGTGATGGTATAGAACATGGCGCAGTCGCCACGCATTTCAGCTATCAATTCCAGGCCTTTGACACAGGCCATCATCTCATTACGACGGTGCGCTGGATTGCTGGCACTTGCAAGCACCACATCCTCCATGTTGAGCGTGTCGCCATCTTCGTTAATCAGATCATGGTTGCGGAAAAAATCCATCGCCTTACGGCGTTGTTCCCGCTTCTGCAACAGGATGTCATGGCTGACATAAGGTGATGCGTGCCGATGAACAAGGCACGCTGCCCGAAGCAACTCTTCCCGCCATTCGTTGCGGAGTTGCCACAGCTTACGTTGCCACCAGTCAGCACAACGCATACGGGCAAGCGCGCCCGGTATCAAATCGTAGTTAATCGGGTTGCGGCGATTATGTTTGCTGCGGAGCGCTTCATAACCCGGCGGGATAACATCGAGGCGTGACACTTCGGCCGCCACACGACGATAGAGCTCCAGTATTACGATGGGAGAAGCTAATTCATCGGTCAGCATCTCACCGCAAAGCTGGATAAAAATCATATCAATGTGCGCTGCGACCAGCGTTGAAAGCCGCTTAACCTCCCGCTGATTCAGTTCAGCAAGTCGAAGGAGTTGATCAAGACTATCCCTGCCAGCCATGGCCTGGAATGACAGCGACGCCTGGTTGGCACGGACCTTGTCAATCCTCACTAATGAGGGAGTAATGACCTCATTCAGATAGGTAGGCAAATGGCGCGGATCTTCTGATTTTTCCAAATACTTAATCCTAGTTTCCAGCGGCTTGCGCAGGAAACCAGGCAAGCTGGCGACGTTATCACGAATCAGGGTAAGAGGATCAACACGATGGAGTTCTGCATGTCGCTTAGCTTTCTCAATCAGCGCATCATTCAATTCGTCATAGTGCCAGGGATCGCTATGTGCAACAGAAAAGAGGTACTCTTCTGCTGCACGACTCATTGCTTCAGCCTGCTCGCGTTGATCGCTTTTATCCTGCTCATAAAGAGCAATCCAGACGGCCAGCGCAGATGGTTTCCGTGCAGGCGCATCAACAGCATAAGGGTTTACTGGCTGCTTTCTGGCATTCCAGCTCCATGCCAGGGATGTGGAGTCAGGCATAACTCACCTTCGAATCTTATTTTGCAAAGCCAACGCTTTAACAAGCCGGCGCGCCAAACATTTCGGCATATGTCGCATCACCCATCACCGCCCCACAGTCCGGGCAACCTCCACCACCAGAACGACCGCAACCACCACACACGCGAAGAACGCCAATCACTTCACCGGCCATATCGCGGGTTTTGGCGCTAACGGAACGTCGAACTCTGAAGGCGTGGAGATTGAAAGCGGAGTAGATCTGGCGTGTTTCTGGTGTGTCGCTATTCGAGATGGCCGATCGCGTTCCATGCTGGCGATTAACGTCCAGCAACGCCGTAACCAAAGCGCGGTGATCATCCAGGGTAAATGGCTTGCCGTAAGCGGTAAAATTGGCTGTTTTGCTAGTCGGGATGTACGGTGGATCGCAGTAAATCACGGAGTCCAGGCGATTCCTGGCGACGTACGGAATGGAAGTACGAAAATCATTACAAAGAAAGAGCGCGTGAGTATCCCGCGCCTTTTCGGCAAATAGGCGCATTTCTGCTTCTGGAAAATAAGGCGCCTTATAGCTGCCAAATGGAACATTGAAACCGCCATCCCTGTTGGTGCGATAAAGCCCGTTAAAGCAGTGGCGGTTCAGGTATAAAAATGATGCCGCCCACCGTACAACGTAATCATCTGCACACTCGTCATCCCACGACAGGTGGTTGAACAACTTGCGCTCTTCGTAATAGCTATCTTCGTTATTGCCATTTCTGAATACGTTCCTGGCGATCAGGATCAATCTTTCAGGGTCTTCCCTGAGCGCGCGGAAGAAATTGATCAATGCGCGATTGCTGTCACAAAGCACATAGCGGCGGTATTCCGTATTCATAAAGACTGTGCCACTGCCTACAAAGGGCTCAATCAAGCAATCGGCTTTAGGTAAGTGCTTCAGCAGCTCCGGCAACACGCGGGTTTTACCGCCAGCCCACTTAAGAGGTGACTTAATCATTTGCGGCATTCCTGGTTATAGGTTTCATGGGTCATCAGTCGCCACTGCTTACCACCGTTTTTGCTGAGCAAACGCCAACGGAGGCCAATGCGGATCACGAGATAGGCGTGTGGCTTGACGCGGGTGTAATTACGCTGTCCACGAGCAAAGCAATTCAGGGCGGCAAGCGCCCTCTTACAAACCGGCAACGGCGCGTTACAAACAACAGATAAATGCGAATGCATGGCGGCCCTCACAGCGATCCAATGTGTGGGGAGGTTAAGCGCTGCCAGATTTCGCAGACTTGCTCCGCTTGATATCGCGCGTCAGTGAGCGTGTAACATGCCAGGGCGCTTCTCGCATGAGGCGCATAGTCTGTGGCAGCAGCAAGGTCGAGAAGTGAACGAATGCAGCGGTATTTTGTGCCTTCAGGTAAAATGCCTGACACCTCTAAGCGATCCACGGCATAACGAAGTGAAACCAGTTTTTCCGGGGCATCTTTGAACCATACGAATAACGCCGCGTTCCGGGGACAGGTGTTGTCGGCGATGAAAGAAGCAAGGCTGCAAAGTGCATCTTCTTCAGCTTCGGTTGCGCTCATTACTTCGGCGCGCCAGTGAGAGTCTTTTTTCATCCAATCGAATGCCGTACTAATGCTGATACGGCCCTTCAAGCTTTCAGATTTACGAATGTCTATCGAAGAATAAAAAACCTTTCCGATCTGCCCTGTTGAGGGTTCAAAAAACACAGCTTCAATGGCACACAGAGGTGATGACGGTTTCTTACTAACGTTAATCAAATCGATCATTACGTGATTCATAGTCTACTGCCCTCGCTGGTGATTGTTTCGTGGTTGGCTATCCACTGCTCAAGTGCTGAATAAATCTCTTCGGGGGTAAGGCCTTGCTCTTTCAGCAGGCCCATACGGATGCGCAGCAATCCGAGTAAATGGGCGCGCTCGCCTTTGCGCGCATTGGTGCTGATTCCCATAAACTCTGGATCGCTTATTCCGCCTTCCGGCTTTATTGACGTAACCGACATGCAACCTCCTGAAAAAGGCAAAACGTATCCCCGGCAAAGTAAATGCCGTTATTTTTGAAGCGGGTTAATCAATTGTTTTAGCGCGATTTTCTTTTAATCTGCTTGAATATCCTTTCATGCCAGTAATACATGAAATCAATAAAGGTCATTCGCGCGCGATCGTGATTACCGCGAATTGCTTTTTCGAGCCCGTAAATTATTAAATCTTTAGACGGGCTTTTTGAACTAATGGTGATACGAGCACCATTTTTTAGATGTACAGTGAACCCCTGCTCGGCACTTTCCACTGCTTCTCGAATCAGCATTTCCTGTTCCCAAGATGTTTTTTCTTCGGTGAACATGGCGTACTCCGATGATCAGTTAAAGCGAGGGGGCTCCAGCCGCCAGGAGGCTCTAGCTCCCAGTTTCAGGTGTTCCAGGATCTCCGGTGTAACCTCTACGGTTACCGCTTGCGGCTGAACAAACTTCATAGCCTTCTTCAGTTGCTCAGCGTCCAGAGATAGCAGGTCGTATGGTTTAGGGATATCACCATCGGTCACGGAAATAATGATGTTGCGGAGTTCTTCAAGAGTGCATTCATCATTCTCGCCTTGAAGCATTGCGAAATGATAAAGGTGGGATACGCCGTGGCGTAAAAGCTGGAGAGAGTAATCATGATTCCATTCCAGAAACTCTTTATTGAAATGGAAGCATTGTAAAAGCGAGTTAATTTTGTCTGCATATTCGAGTTTCATTTTCGCCCCCAGAGATTAAAAAGCAATAAACCGCTTTTTACTCATGATTCTGTCAATCGTTCGGCATGCTTCTGATAAAGCAAAGTCAATGCCGTAATAATGGCCTGTGTGCGTAATTTGATAGCGCTGGCGGTTGTACGGCTTTTTGCGTGGGAGTTTCAGAATAGTAAAACCACAGTAAAGGCTGGTTTTGCTATTGAGTTGTGATACTGATCCGCGGCTACCGTTCTTCATGTTTCCTCTCCTGAAACCGGCTATCGACCTGGCTCACCGAGACCAAGCCACATCAACCACCCTTCCCTGATCTCCTTTGGACGACTTTCGTAGGCCAGTTTCATGCCGTTGTTCCAGGCTGGAAGGTAAACCCAGTACTCGCCCGCACGCCCAGAAGTTGACTGGGGATCGGTCATCTCGATTACAGGTAACTTCCCTTTCTCGATCATTCCTCTTACGGCTGCCGGAGTTTTACCAATAATTTTCGCAAACTCCTGATACGGGATGGCATCGCTGCTACTGACAATTTTTTTGTTCATCTGATAACCTCTTATCTAGATCTAACCAATGGGCTTCAATGTTCTCTAATGTGCCTTAGTGTTTTTAGAGAATATCGAACAACAGTAGAGAATACCGAAGATATTAGAGGATCTTGATAACATGTCAACAGCTATTAGTGAGAAGCTTGCGTTGATTCGCGAGTCCGAGAGACTTAACAGAAAGCAATTTGCTGAAATTACAGGAGTTCCTTACAGCTCACTCACATATTATGAAAGCGGAAGGACCATACCGCCTACCGACATAGCGATGAAAATTCTCCAACACCCCCGATTCTGTAAATACGCTCTTTGGTTTATGACCGATCAGGTGTCCCCTGAATCCGGTCAAATCGCACCGGCCCTCGCACACTTTGGGCAAGACTTAACAACCTCGCAGCACTCAGACCAAAAGACTGGTTAACAATTAACCAGGCTTACATACATTTCAAATGTCTATTATTGGTCGAAAAGTATTCATCACATAATTGCAACGCGTTAAGGCCTAAAGGCAAACGCACCCATCGGAGGGTTTTCTTATGACTATTAAGAAACTCGATGATGGTCGATATGAAGTGGACATCAGGCCTGCTGGTCGCAATGGAAAGCGTATCCGCAGGAAGTTTGATAAGAAAAGTGAAGCGGTAGCTTTCGAGAAGCACACGCAGTTCAACCACCACACCAAAGAATGGTTATCAAAGCCGACGGATAAGCGGCATCTGTCTGAACTGATACAGCTTTGGTGGAATTTGAAAGGCAAGCATGAGGAGCACGGTCGGATAAACCGCAACAAGTTAGATATTTTTTGCAGGATTACCGACGATCCTTGTGCTTTTCAGATTACAAAAGCACTGATTAGTCAGTATTACGCGGCAAGAAGAAGCCTGGGCATTAAAGCTTCCACCATTAACCGTGATCTCAACAGCATCAGTGGTATGTTCACAGCGCTTATCGAGGCCGAGTTGTTTTCGGGTGAACATCCGATCAGAGGGCGGAAGAAGTTGAAAGAAGAAGTCCCCGAAACTGGCTATCTGACAGAGGACGAAATCAAGCACTTGCTCTTTAAACTGGATGGTGACAACAAGAAGATAGCTGTTCTCTGTTTAAGCACTGGTGCTCGCTGGGGAGAAGCGGCTCGACTCAAGGCGGAACACATCATACAGAACCGTGTGACGTTCGTTAAAACCAAGAGTAACAAGCAGCGGACTGTTCCAGTTTCAGCGGAAGTGGCAAAATTCATAGCGGATGGTAAGCGAGGGTTGTTATTTGGTAAGGCGTCATATTCTGACTTCAGGCAGATACTCAGGGAGGTAAAACCTGATCTTCCGACCGGCCAGGCGACGCATGCACTACGCCACAGTTTCGCGACGCATTTTATGATTAATGGGGGGAGCATAATTACATTACAGAGGATCTTAGGACATGCGCGAATTGAGCAAACTATGGCCTACGCTCACTTTGCACCGGAATATCTTCAGGACGCGATCTCGCTTAACCCGCTGAGAGGTAGCGCTGATGTGTGAAACGTCCACATAATGTCCACAGATGGGTAATTAGTTATGGCTTTCAATGGTCTTGCGTGCCGCGCAACTCCGCATTGTACCGTTGAAAGCCCCTTGTTCCGGGTGTTTCCAACGCACCCGACGGGGCTTTTTTTCCCACTGCGACCGCAGGTATTCCCGCCGCTAATGTGTTAAATTTGTTGTATCTATGTTTACTTTTCGCTGTTAGCCGTTTCAGCCTTTTACCGGCGATAGCGCTCGGCGATCGGGAGCCGTACATTCATGTCAGATTTTATTCTTGCTCGCGTCTCGCAAACGCTCGCCAACGAACATTCGCTGGAGCTGTTGGTGCGACAACTGCTTGAGATGCTGGAACTTGTGACCCGAATGGAGTCGACCTATCTGACCCGAATTGATCTTAGCGCCCAGCGCCAGCTGGTTATGTATGCGCATAACAGTAGCGAAATGACGATCCCGGAGGGCTTTTCCGTCCCGTGGAACGAGTCGCTGTGCAAGCGCGCTATCGATGATAACTGCCTGTTCAGCAACGACGTCGCCAGCCGCTGGCGCTCGTGCATTGCCGCCCAGGAGCTTGGGATCACTACCTTTTTCAGTATCCCCGTGCGCCTGACCGACGGCTCGCTGTACGGCACGCTCTGTGCGACCAGCCGCCAGAAACAGCCCTACAACCTGGAAGGTGAGCAGGTGATGGGCCTGTTCGCCAACCTCATCTCGCACTACGTTGAGAAAGAGACGCTGGTCGAGCAGCTGCGCGCCGCCAACTCGGCGCTGGAGCTGCACTCCTACACCGACGAATTAACCGGCTTACCCAACCGTCGCGCGCTGTTCAAGCACCTCTCGACGATGTTCCCGCGCGCGCGGGAACTGCAGCGCAATATCTTGCTGATCTTCATCGATCTCGACGACTTTAAGGCGATCAACGATCAGTTCGGCCACCCGTGCGGCGATAGCTTCCTTGTCCAGGTCGGCGAGCGTTTAAACGCCCGCGTGCGCCAGGGGGATCTGGTGGGTCGCCTCGGCGGTGACGAGTTCTTGATTATCGGCGCGGGTCTCGAAGCCGAAGAGCAGCAGGCGTTTATCGCCGCTCTGCGCAAGGAGCTCGGCGGGATTTACTTCCTCGCCGAGCACCGGATTAGCTACCCTGGCGCCAGCTTTGGGGTGATCGACGTGGATCCACAAACGATGGATATGGAGAGCGCGCTGCGGGCCGCTGACGATGCGATGTATCAGGATAAAAAGTCGCGCCGCAAAGAGACCTTCCTGGATATTGACTAA